GGATGGCCTTGATCCTGTCCAGTATATCAAGCGCCCTGATGCCGATGTGCGTAGGTCTTATGGCACGGTTGCGCGTGTGAGTTGGGGTAATCGTGATGAGCGTATGTTCTTCTATGACGGGTGTACGTTTGTAGGTGATGGGCGCTGCCAGATCGTTGCGCGCTATGCGAATGGCGATCCGATGGCAGTGATACAGAGACGGGTGGGACTAATCGGGTGCCACCCAGAGTCGCAGCAAAAGTGGTACGACAAGCCGTACATGCAGAAGTGGTGGCATGGTGGCGCGCATCATGAGTTGCTGTTGGGGTTTACGAAAAAACTGATGAGGCAGAAGTGATGGATATTGTTGAAAAACTTCGCGCCACTGAAATGCGTGAAACAGGACAAGAGCTTGGTGGCATCCCAATTACTAAGTTAACCCAAATAAATCCAGATGGGCCAGAAGCCGCCGACGAGATAGAGTTGCTCCGTAAGGAGCGTGATGGGTTGCGTGAAGCAATTCAGAAAATCTTAGACGGAATTTACATCGCAAAGCATTATGCAGATGAAGCGCTGAAGGAGAAAGGGTGATGGAGATCGATCATAGTGCGGCTGAAAGAGTGAAGCAGTTAGAGGCAGAGGTGCTGGTGTATCGTGATGCGTTACACAAGATCTCTGACAGGTTGCTTGATGTGGATAGCTGGTTGGCTCGTATTGCTGACGCGATACAGTTGGCAGCGAGTGCTTTGAAGGGAGAGAGATGATGGGTTGGACGAATCTGAAACCGAATCACGAATGGGAGAAACTCGTGCGCAGTCTCGATACTGTGCGCGGAGATGCGATGCTGTCTTTCCGTAATGGATGTCCGTTTGACCATAACCCGTTTGAGGTTGGGACTGACCGGCACAAGGCATGGGCAGAGGGATGGGAGATGGGCAAACAGAAATGGGGAGCGCCGGTCAATGAGAAGCGAAGCTGAGATATTGTTGCAGTTGTTCGTACACTCTTACTTTAACTTGATCGATCAACTGAGGAAGCGTGAAGAGATCGCGACGATGATGGACTCGTCCGGTGAGAGTAATGCTTTTAACATGGCGCTAGGGTATACCTATGCCGCGTTAGATGATTTGGCGATGCGCGCAGATGCGTTGCTGCGTAAGGGTGAGTGATGGCGAAGCAGGCAAAGGCTGACGGGAAAGAGTTTGACGATTTCATTGCGCTGTATCGCGGTGATCCGGTCAAATTTGTCCGAAATGTCTTGGGCGAGAAGCCATTGCCGTGGCAGGAAGAACTCTTGCGAAAAATCGCTGCCGGTAAGCGGCGCATCTCTGTGCGTGCGGGTCATGGTGTTGGTAAGTCCACTGTGTGCTCGTGGGCCATTGTCTGGGTTATGTGTACGCGGTTCCCACAGAAATGCGTTATGACCGCGCCGACTGCGGGGCAGCTGTTCGATGCGCTCTTCTCTGAGCTGAAGGCGCAGGTGAACAAGTTGCCGCCAGTGCTGCGCGACTCATTTGATGTGCTGAGTGACCGTATCTCGTTAAAGGCTGCCCCTGAGTCGAGCTTTGCATCAGCACGCACGTCGTCCTCAGAGCGACCAGAAGCACTTGCCGGTATTCACTCGGAGAATGTGTTGCTGATTGTGGACGAGGCATCAGCTGTGCCCGAAGCTGTGTTTGAGGCAGCAGCAGGGTCAATGTCTGGTCACAGCGCGTGTACGATCTTGATCGGTAACCCGACGCGTAACAGCGGATTGTTTTACCGGACGCACCATGAGCTGGCCTCTGACTGGGACACGATGCATGTGTCCTGTCTCGATATTCCATTGGTGTCGAAGGACTTCGTTGAGCAGATCAAGGCGACCTATGGCGAAGGGTCGAATGCGTATCGGATACGCGTGCTTGGTGATTTCGCTATCGCTGACAACGACACGCTGATTGCGGCTGAGTTGGTCGATGCCGCTATGTCGCGTGATGTTACGGCTGATGTGTCAGACGGTATGGTGTACGGGTTGGACGTTGCGCGGTTTGGTACTGACAGATCGGCATTGTGCAAGCGTAAGGGCAATGTCGTGATGGAGGTGAAGTCATGGGGTGGCCTAGATCTGATGCAGCTCGTCGGGGCTGTGGTGAACGAGGCGCGTACAGATAACCCGGTCGAGATCTGCGTTGATACGATTGGCCTTGGATCTGGTGTTGCGGATCGGTTGCGCGAGATGGGGTACAATGTGCGGGATGTGAATGTCGCTGAAGCGTCAGCTATGAACCCTAATGCAAACAAGTTGCGGGATGAGCTGTGGCTGTCGGTTAAGGATTGGCTGGCAACTCGGACTGTGAAGATGCCGAACGAGCCGACCTTGAGGCATGAGCTTGTTGCGCCAAGGTATAGTTTTACGTCTGCGGGTAAGATTGTGGTAGAATCGAAGGACTCGATGAAGAAACGCGGTATGCGTTCGCCTGACTTGGCTGACGCGCTTTGCTTGACCTTCGCCGGCAATGCTGCGCTTGTTGGCGGCAGGGCTACTCCTTGGGTTAGAGGTAAACCGATTAAGCGTGCGATTAAGGGAATTGTGTAATGGCGAAAAGTCCTGCATGGCAGCGTAAGGAAGGGAAGAACCCCGCCGGTGGGTTGAACGCGAAGGGGCGTGCTTCGGCTAAGGCGCAAGGGATGAACCTGAAGCCGCCGGTAAAATCTGGCGATAATCCTCGCCGTGCATCGTTTCTCGCTCGCATGGCAGGGATGCCGGGTCCAGAGCGCGACGAGAATGGCAAGCCGACGCGGTTGCTGTTGTCGTTGAAGGCATGGGGTGCATCATCAAAGGCTGACGCGAAAGCGAAAGCAAAAGCGATTTCTGCACGAAACAAGGGGAAGTGATATGAAGAAGGTTTGGGAAACGAAAGACCCGACAAAGAAAGACAAGAAGCTCTCGCCTAAGCAGAAGGCTTCCGCTAAGGCTATGGCGAAAGCGGCAGGGCGACCCTATCCGAATTTGGTAGACAATATGCGTGCAGCGCGAAAGGCGAAGAAAAATGGTTGAAGCATGTCCGGTCGCCACGCGCGACATCACAGTGAACTTACAGAATCGCGGTAAAGCGATTGATAAGGCTGACTATGGCCCGATGAACCCGCGCGAGCCGAATGAGCAATACTGGCGCCAGATGGCCTCGAAGTGGGACGTATCACCTGATGAGGCGAAGACGATGCGATGCGGTAACTGCGCCGCGTTTATCCAAACCTCTGACATGATGAAGTGCATCGAAGAGGGCATTGCCGGTAAGGATGGGCGAGAACAAGATGCTATGGGCACGGTTGAAGCAGGCGATCTTGGCTTCTGTGACATCTTCGACTTTAAGTGCGCCTCTGAGCGTACCTGCGCGGCTTGGATTGTCGGCGGTCCTATTACGGATGAGTCTGACGAGGAAGGCGAAGAGGAAGAATACGCTGAAGGCGAAGAGAGCGAAGAGGACGAGTACGGTCCTATGGCTGAAGGGGCAGGTCTGCTTGAGGGTAAGTTGATCGGATGAACCTAGCGATTTGTATACCGGCTAGAGATGAGGTCTATGCCGGTTTTGCCAAGGATCTCGCGGTCCTGTCAGCTCACTCGTACGCTGCGCCAGAATGGTCGAAATTGGATATACTTATGGTCAGCGGCACTCTGATTGCCGACCAGCGGATGAAGCTCGTCCGTATGGCGTTAGACGGTGGCGCAGACTATTTGTTGTTTCTTGACAGTGACATGCGCTTCCCAGCTAATGTTGTGCATCAGCTACTGAAACACGATCTACCGATTGTGGCAGCGAACTACGCAACACGGCGAATCCCTGTCAAAACTGTGGCGTTCAAGAACTTCCAGAAGCTCGAATATGTAACATCTGGTGAAGGATCTACAGGGTTAGAGGAAGTTGACGCTGTAGGGATGGGGTGCATGTTAGTGAAAGCTGACGTGTTCCGCGCCATGCCGATGCCGTGGTTCCAGATCGGGTATTCGCCTGATTGGAAGGCGTTTATCGGTGAGGACATGTACTTCTGCCGCGAGGCTCAGAAGGCAGGGTTCAAGGTCTACATTGACCATGATCTCAGCAAGCAGGTAAGACATATCGGTGTGCTTGAGTTCATGCACGAACACGTTGATCTTTAAGGAGAAACTGCGATGAAGGGTAAAGGTTCAGCTAAAATAGCTAAAGTGATGGGCGAATATAAGCGCGGCACTCTGCACGCAGGCGTTAATCCGAAAGGCCCGAAGAAGGCACCGCTGGCAAAGAGCCGCAAGCAAGCCATCGCGATTGCGCTTTCTGAAGCAGGCATGTCGAAGAAGAAGAAATGAAACACTTCTACGAAGGCATCCAAGGCTGGTTCAACTTCACAAGACCGTATCGCGATGCAGTGCTAGAGGCGCTGCCTAGCGGTGCGGTTTTTGTTGAGATCGGCTGTTGGAAGGGTAGATCGTCGGCGTTTCTCGGTGTCGAAATCGTCAACTCTGGCAAAGACATACAGTTATACTGCGTCGATCACTGGAAGGGATCTGACCAAGTCCATAAAGATGACCCTGAGCTGAAGTCGGTGTACTCAATCTTCAAAGCAAACATGAAGAAGATCGAAGGGTTAAAGATGACCCCTATTCGGTCTGACAGTGCCGGTGCTGCCGCTAAGTTTCAGGATGGCTCTGTCGATTTTGTGTGGATCGATGCAGGGCACGAGTACGAGGAAGTGAAAGCCGACATCGAGGCATGGATGCCGAAGCTCAAACGGGGCGGAGTCATGGGAGGTGACGATTACCCGTTCGATGGTGTATCTAAGGCTGTGAAAGAATTACTGCCCAAGCACGAGGTAGGCTCAGAGAGCAGCTGGAAGTGGTGGCGCGTGAGAAAGGTCTAAGATATGGCGATTTCAGGATATGACCCCGACAACATTCCGGTATCCGTCTCAGCACCGCGTGCTTATGACGACGACACGGGTATCCTGACACCGGGTATCAATGACCAGCCGATGGATGAAGAAGAGTTCCGCTCTCGCGTCCGTATGGCGATTGAAGACGCAGCAGTTTATATCGATACCTATATCGCGCCAGAGCGCGAGAACGCGATGTCCTACTATCTGGGCAACGATTTCGGCGATGAGGAAGAAGGTCGCTCGCAGGTCGTGATGACCGAAGTGCGTGACACAGTTTTGGCGATGCTTCCATCGTTGCTCCGTATCTTTACGGGTGGCGACAAGATTTTGGAGTTTGTTCCGAAGACCGCAGAAGATGTCGAAGTCGCTGAACAGATGACCGACTTCATCAACTATATCTTCATGCAAGAGAAT